CCCTCTACGACCACCTGGATTCCCTCGGCTACATCTGGCACTGATCGGCTCAAGGAGAGCACTGATGACTACTCCCGCCCCCTCCCCGTCCATGGGTGAGGCGTACGTGCTGGAGAACGCCGAGGGCCACGGAGCCGGACTGGGTCACCTGCCCACCGGCTCCACGGTGGTCGTGGTTGACGTACACCCTGCGGGCACCGCTGGCATCGGCCACGCAGGCGAGGACTCCGTCCTGCTCGCGCACGTCTACGACACCCACATCATCACCGACAAGGGCGACCACGCGCCGGGCCAGGCGATCCGGCAGTTCACCCTGCACCTGTCCGACTTCACGCGCATGTTCAAGAAGGTTGATGCCTGATGGCCGGTACGAACCCCACCTGGGCTGGCAACGCCCTGGACTTCCTCACCGGCCGGGCCGTCGCCTACACAGCGCCGCGTTCGACTTACCTGGCCCTGCTGATCGCTGACCCGACGCAGGAGGACGGCACCTACGACATGACCTCCCTGCCGGAGGTCTCCACGGCCGGGTACGCCCGGCAGCAGGTCGTATGGACCGCCCCGACCGGCGCCCCGATGACCACGGGCAACAACGCCCTGCTGTTCTTCGGACCGTTCACCGCCGACATGACCGACGCTGCCACGTTCGCGGCCCTGGTCACCTCCGCGTCCGGCACGACCGGCACCGTCATCTACGCGTGGCCGATCGACAGCCCGCTCCAGGCGGCGACGAACGAGTCCCTTCAGATCGCCGCTGGCGCGCTGACCCTTAATACCTGATCGGAGTCGCGGAATGGCCACGCTTGAGGACCTGCGGTCGCGGGTGCGCAGTGAGCTGGGCGACCGGCTCACGCCGTTCCGCGACACCATCCGGGGCACCGGGGACGTCGCTGAGTACGAACTGAGCGCGAACAACGTCACCGGCCTGGAGGCGGTCCAGGTCGTCGGAACCACACAGACCGTGCTCACCACCAACGACTACGTCCTGGACGCGCTGAACGGCATCCTCACCCTGAACGCTGCGCTGCCACTGGACGCTCTGCTGCTCGTGTCCGGGCAGTCCTTCAGCCTGTTCGCCGACGACGAGCTGGACGTGTACCTCAACGACGCGTTCGCCCAGCACAACCGTGGCCGGACCATCGCCACTCGCTACCGGGATACCAACGGATTCATCCGCTACGACGATGAGCCCGTCGACTTCGCCAGCCTCCCGCCGGAGGAAGACGTCATGATCGTCATGCTGGCCTGCACGGAGGCGATGTGGGCGCTGGCCACTGATGCGGCCACGGACATCAACGTCCAGACCGCCGACGGTACTTCCGTCGACCGAGGCCAGCGGTTCGCGCAGATCCAGAAGCAGATCGAACTGCTCACCGACAGGTACAAGATGCTGTGCGAGAAGATGGGCGTCGGCCTGTACGCGATCGAGGTCACCAACCTCCGACGCGTCTCCCGTACGACCGGACGTCTCGTGCCGATCTTCCGTGAGCGCGAGTACGACGACTACTCGCTGCCGAAGCGGGTCCTCCCGCCGATCGGGCCGGGCCACCAGAACGACGACGAGTCCGGCATCCCGTCGCAGACCTGGGGCGGGTACTTCTGATGGGCCGCCTGGACTGGAAGCGCTCCGGCCGCTTCAACGCCAACTACGAGACCACCGAGATCATGGCGTCCCTGCGCGGGCGCCAGCACGAGATCGGCGAGATGGTCCAGTACTACCGCTACTCCCACACCGACCCGGCCGGGGACGACCTGTACGACGAGGCGACGGGCCAGGGGAAGACCTTCATCGGTCCGTACCGGATCCCGGCCCTGCACGTCATCCACAGCCAGGGCGCCTCGCAGGACACCCCGCAGGGTCTGTACACCGTCGACAACCTCTCCATCACCTCGTCGTTCGACTCGCTGCGGAAGATGGGGTTCACCGACCAGGACATCTCCCACGGGAAGTACCTCGTCGACCGGATCGTCTACGACACCTCGGTTTTCCGGGTCACATCCATTTCGGTTCTGGGCCAGATCCAGAACCGGGACATCATCGTCGGCATCGAGTGCGTACAGATGAAGCCGGACGAGTTGGTAAATGACGCACAGTTCAAGCACTGGTCCCAGTAGCGGTTTATAAACTTCTCCGGCTTTCTTGGGATCCTGAATGGCGGAAGACTTCCGCTATTCGAGACCCGTGAGGCCCGCTTTGCCATGGCTCATCAACGAGGACCGCGCCGTTAAGGCGAAACTCCAGGGCCTCTCTGTCACCGACGCGAATGCACCGGACGGACGACCCGTTCCGGTGCGTTACCGCATTCCCGAGGTAGAGCTGGCGACGCAGACCTTCCCCCTGGTCGTCATCGAGCACGCGGGCATCGAGAAGGCCGACGAGCGTGAGCACCGTGGCCCCGTCTACCTGCCGTACGCCCCCGAGGGCACGACCAGATGGTGGGCGGAGGGAGACACCTCCTACGACGTCACGCAGTCCCCGTACCTCGTCGACTACCCGATCCCCTTCGATCTGCGGTACCGCGTCATGGTCTTCACCCGTCTCGCAGAGCACGACATTGCGCTGGCGTCTTTGATGATGCAGCGCGATCGGATTCCTGCGCGGTTCGGATTTCTGGAGATCCCCGAGGACGGAACGGTACGTCGACTGGATCTTCTCGGCGGCCCCGAGCTGGCCGACACCCGCGACGAGAACGGAAAGCGTCTGTTCCGTCGCGAATACCTGATCTCTGTGTCCAGCGAAATGCTTCAGTCCGTCGCTGACGCGTACATCAAGGCGACCAGTGTGGCACTGGACTTCGAGTACTTCACGGACAACGTAACTCGCCCATGACCCGGACCCAGGATTCGTAACCCCAGGAATTCACTTTCACCCAGGAGAAACAGATGACTGTCTACAAGCGGCCCGGTGTCTACATCGACGAGACGCTTACCCCGCTCGCGCAGACCGCGACGACTCCCGGCGAGTCCGTTGCGGCCTTCGTCGGCACCTCCAAGCAGGGCGGCCCGCTGGCGCCGACCCTGGTCTCGTCGTTCTCGCAGTACGTCGCCACCTATGGCGGCTTCGGCGACACCTCGGACCTGCTCCCGTTCGCCGTCTACCAGTTCTTCAACAACGGCGGCAACAGCGCCTACATCGTGCGCGCGGCGGCCTCCGACGCGGTCGCAGCGTCCGTCTCCCTGGAGGACACCGAGGCCACGCCTGAGCCGACCCTCAAGGTCACCGCGATCTCCCCGGGAACGTGGGGCAACCAGGTCTACGTCGACATCGTTCCGGGCGCCACCGGCTCCGGCCGGTTCGACATGTACGTCTACGTGGGCGGGGACACCGCCGCGTACCTCAAGGAGCGTTTCTCCGACGTCTCCCTGGACCCGTCCGACTCCCGCAACGCGCAGGCCCTGATCAACTCCCCGGTCACCGGCTCGTCCTTCATCCAGGTCCAGAGCCTGCTTAATACCGCGTGGGATCCCACCCACTCCCCGGCCGTCCAGACGGGCACCGCGCTGATCGGGGGCACCGACGGCGTCGCCGCGATCGACCTGGCCACTGCCGCCCAGCGACTGGAGATCGTCGAGGACAACCTCGTCCTGAACGTGCCGGGCGTCACCGACGCGACGGTGCTCAACCCGATCATCCAGTGGGCCGAGGACCAGGGCTCGGTGTTCGTCGTCGTGGACGGTGCGAAGGCCACGTCTGCCGACAACGCCCACTCCTACGCGCTGAGCCTCCAGGGCATGTCCACGGGTGGCTCCGCGATCCGCTCGTCGTCCTACGCAGCCATCTACGGCCCGTGGCTGATCGTCAACGACCCGGCCACGACGTCGTCCGGCTCGGCCCGGCTGCTGCCTCCTGGCGGTGCTGTGCTCGGCCAGTACAGCCGTACCGACGCCTCCCGTGGTGTGCAGAAGCCACCGGCCGGTGTCGACACGGTCCTCAAGGGTGTGCTGGACGTGCAGTTCCGGTTCTCCAACGACGACCAGGACAACCTCAACGTCGCTGGCATCAACGTGCTGAAGTCGCTGCCCGGCACCGGCTTCGTCATCTACGGCGCCCGCACCCTGTCGACTGGCATGCCTGACCGGTACGTCTCCGTCCGCCGGTCGCTGATGCTGATCAAGAAGGGCATCCTCGACGCCACCCGGTTCGCCGTCTTCGAGCCCAACGACTCGATCCTGTGGGACCAGGTCAACGCGGTCATCTCGCAGTACCTGCTGACCCTCATGCAGACGGGCGTGCTGGCCGGAACCACTCCGGAGCAGGCGTTCTTCGTGGTGTGCGACTCGACCAACAACACCGCCGCGTCGGTGGCGAACGGGGTCGTGAACATCTCCGTCGGTGTCGCTCTCCAGACCCCGGCCGAATTCATCGTCATCGAGATCGGCCAGTTCAGCGGTGGTTCCTCCGCCACTGACAGCACGGCCACTTCCTGAGAGGTAACCCACTGATGGCTACGACCACGTCCACCGTCGGACACATCGCGACGGACCCGCTTCGGAACTTCAAGTTCCAGGTCCAGATCCAGCACCCGGGCATCAAGGGCTTCGCCCGCATGGGCTTCATGTCCGTTTCAGGTCTGAACGTCACGACCGAGGTGATTCCGTACCGCGAGGGCGGTATGAACACAACGACCCAGAAGATGCCGGGGCAGAGCGACTTCGCCCCCATCACCCTCTCCAAGGGCCTCGCGGTCGGCGACTCGCAGATGATGGACTGGATGCGGCAGTTGTTCACTGTCCTCCAGGGAACCGGAAACGGAAAGGCCGGTGCGGAATTCCGGCACATGGTCGACATCAAGGTGCTCGACCACCCGGTGACTTCCGGCGCCACTCCCGCCAAGGCTGCGTTCCGCGTTTACAACGCGTGGCCCACGGCGGTGGCCTTCTCGGACCTGGACGCGGGCGCCAACGCGATCATCGTTCAGCAGATGACCCTCGCTCACGAGGGCTTCGAGTTCAAGTTGGCTAACAGCACGGGCTCGTCTTCCGTTAGTTTCTAATAGCGGATTCCCGAGACTCGACTAGGAGCAAAACCAGTGGCTAACGACCTTAATACCGAGGGGTACTCCAGCCCCCTTGCGAACCCCGGTGCAGCGAACGCCGCCATCGCGGCAGTGCTCAACCAGGGGGGCGAGGTCGCAAAGCCCGAGATCGCTTTCCCGGCAGGTGGTAATTTCCGCCTGCCGGGAGGCTATGTCTTGGGCAACGACTTCCCTAGCACCCGTTTCGACGCCGAGGTGCGGGAACTTACCGGCGCGGACGAAGAGGCCATCACCAAGGCCCGCCAGGGCGGTGTCGGCAAGTTCATCTCCACCCTGCTCGCCTCCGGAACTGTTTCCGTGGGAGGCGAGAAGACCAGCCCCGTCCTTCTGTCCAACCTCCTGCTCGGCGACCGCGACATGCTCCTGATGGAGATCCGGCGCGCGACCTACGGCGACGAGATCGTCTGGGAGCGGTTCTCCTGCATGCACTGCGGCGAGGAGTTCCGCCTGTCCGTCACGCTCGACGAGATCCCCGTCCGGCGCCTGGAGGACCCGTCCCAGCGCATCTTCGAAGTCGAACTGCGAAAGGGCCGTAAGGCATTCGTCCGGCTTCCCGTAGGCAACGACCAGGACGCAATCCTCGCCGTCGTCGACCGAACCACCGACTCCGAGCAGAACACCCTCCTGCTTTCCCGCTGCCTCATTTCCGTGGTCGAGGCCGACGGCAGCGAGAATGCCGTCACCGGAAATCCCGAGTTCGCCCGCTCTCTAGGCATCGTGGACCGGAAGCGCATCCTCGATGCGATTGAGAACAAGCAGCCCGGTCCTCAGTACAATGAGGTCAAGTTCACGCACGATTCGTGCGGAAAGGAGGTCCCCCTCTTCATTTCGGCGGGGGATCTGTTTCAGGGCCTGTAACTACCACGACACGTACTTCGAATACGAGCAACTAGTCGAACTAAGTCCGGCGTGGAGCCTCAGCGAGATTCGCCGGTTGACCGTGCGCGAGCGTCTTCACTGGGTGAAGTGGTTCAGGGCGCAGCGACATAGGCGAATTGCTGAGGCAGAGAATGGCTGAGAGCACTGTGGCGGGGCAGGGAACGCTCCTGGGGTGGAATAAGGCCCAGGACGCGATCTCTGCCCTGACGCGTACCATCAACGACCTGAACAAGGGTCTCAAGGGCGTAAACACCGGAGTCGGGCAGATGTCCCGTTCCCGGGGCGTGGGCATGGCGCTGGGAGACGTATGGAACGGCACCAGCAACTACGCCCGTAACGTCGGCTCTGTCGGTAACGGGGGCGCCGTCCGCTTCTCCAACAACGGCTCGCAGGGTGGCGGTGCGTCCAACAACGGTGGCTCCGGCGGTTCTGGTGGCTCCGGTGGCACGAACACCCCCCGTCTGGGTGGTGGCTCGGGAAACAACGGCGGCCAGAAGAGCCGCTACACCCTCAAGAGCGGTCTCCAGGGCGTCGTCGCGTGGGGCCAGAAGCAGTTGCCCGACCAGGTCGACATGCAGACGACCGCCTACCAGGCGGCGCAGTACTCGTCCCAGTCCTGGCACACGCTGCGTGACGCGGCCTTCAAGAACAACTTCACCGCCCAGTCCACCCAGGACGCGGCGTCGGCCTACGCCACGATGTCGCAGATGGGCCTGTCGCCCGGCTCTGCGAACTTCAACACGAACTGGAACTACGTCAAGGGCACCTCGGGATACCTGAACCCGGGCATGTCCGAGGCGCAGCGTGCGCAGGGTACGGCCGCAGCGTGGAGCGCTACGACGTACAACACGCTGCGCGGCATGGGCATCCAGACGATCAAGAACGGCACGAAGCAGAGCCCTCGACAGATCGCCCAGCAGATCTACCAGCGGTTCCCGGAACTCAAGCGGGTCAAGACGAACGCGCAGTTGTCGGCAACCCTCGACGACCCCGGCTCCGGCCTGAACCAGTCGCTGAACTCCTGGGGCCTGGACCAGAACACCCTGCAACTGGTCAAGGGTGAACTCAAGGGCATGATGCTCGCGCAGATCCACGGTGGTTCTGCGCAGACGTACGTCAGCCTCGCCAACCAGCGCGACAGCGGATCCACGCAGGAGAAGAAGAACTCCGCCCAGAGCGCGCTCGGAAAGATGGGCATCGGCGGGTCGACCGCCAACACCCTGATGACCCGCGCGGGCACCCTGCGGAACCAGGAAGTCAACACCAACGATGCCTTCACGTCCGGTCTCCAGACCGCGACGAAGTACCTGGACATGTTCTCCACCGCGCTCCAGGGCGTCCTCAAGTCGACCGGCGCGGACTCCGTCCTGGGATTCACCGGCGGTGCTGGCTCCCTGCTGGGCTCCAGCATCGGCTCCGGCATCGGCGCCTACGGCACCATGCGCGGTCTCGCCTCGGTGGGACGCCTGGCCGGTATGGGCGGAAGCGGAGGCGGTGGTCTGCTCGGTGCTGCTCGGGCGGCCCTGGGTGGCGGTACGGGAGAGGCTGCGGGCTTCGGTGCTCTGGGAGGTGCCCTGGACCTGTCTGGGGCCGCTCTGGGCGCTGCTGGCGGTTTCGGTATCGGCGCCTACCTCACACACCACTTCGGCTCGAAGGTCGTCGACCACGTCAGCAAGAAGGGCTCGACTGGCAACAAGTGGGGCCACGTCGCTGTCGACGCCGGAGCGGGCGCCCTGACGGGTGCGGCCATCGGCTCCGTCGTCCCGGTCATCGGTACCGGTATCGGTGCAGCGGTCGGTGGTGTGATCGGCGCGGGCACGGGCATCGTCAGCAACTTCTTCGGTGGTGCTGGTGGCTCGGGCGGTGCGGCTTCCGCCACGGGTAGCAAGACGTCCGGCGCGAAGGCCACAGGTACGCAGGGCGCGGGCAAGACTGCTGCTGCCGTTATCAAGGTCGCCATGAGGTACCTGGGCGTGAAGTACGTCTGGGGTGGCAGCACTCCGAAGGGCTTCGACTGCTCCGGCCTGATCCAGTATTCGTTCCGGCAGATCGGGGTGTCCCTGCCCCGTACGGCCGCGCAGCAGCAGCGGGCGGGCAAGAAGGTCAACCTCAGTGACGTGCGCGCGGGAGACCTGCTCTTCAACGGCAACCCGGCACACCACGTCGTGATGTGCATCGGCGGCGGCAAGATCATTGAGGCGCCGCACACGGGAGCCGTGGTCCGCGTCCGGTCCTTCCGGCCGAGCGAGTTCACCAACGCTGTGCGGGTCCTCGGTTCCGTCGGCAACCTCGGAGACCCGTCCAGCGACACCGAGGAGACGGCCGGTTCGGACTCCAACCGCCTGTCCACCATGGGCTTCGGCGGTGACGTCGGCTCGTACGGCTCGATCGAGGAGGCGGACGCCATCGCGTCCGGCATCACCTCGACCGGCGCGGGTATCGGCTCCGACGCGGGCAGCAAGGACTCGAAGGACGACGTCTCCAACGACGCGGTCCCGACCAACATGCCGTCCGGCAACGTCAAGAAGTGGATCAAGACGGCGCTCGGGATCCTGCACCAGGACACCAAGCAGAACGAGTCCATCGTCAACACGATGATCCAGCACGAGTCGTCGGGTAACCCTCACGCGATCAACCGCACCGACTCAAACGCCAGGGCGGGTCACCCGTCCAAGGGCATCATGCAGACGATCGACTCGACGTTCAACGCGTACTCGATCAAGGGCCACAAGGACATCTGGAACCCCGTCGACAACATCATCGCGGGCGTGCGCTACGAGGAGTCGCGATACCACACGCTGGCCAACGCGCCGGGCATCAAGTCCATGGCCAACGGCGGCAAGTACAAGGGCTACGCGGTCGGCTCGACGAACATCGACGTAGACCAGACGGCACGCGTCCACGCAGGCGAGATGATCATCCCGGCCTACCAGGCAGACGCCATGCGCAAGGTCCTGGCCGGGAACAACGCCATGTCCTCCGTCGGCGGGCTTAATACCAAGGGCGCCACGCCCACCCTGAACTTCCACTCCGGTGCGATCACCGTGCAGGTGCAGGGCGTCATGGACCAGCGCGCGGCCCGGGATGCTGCCCAGCAGTTCATACAGGCCATCGCCGAGGACAACCGAATCAACCTCATCGCGGCAGGAAACTAATGGCTACGCGGATCCAGGACAATGGCTCTTTCGACCCCCGCATAACGAAACTCCCCGGCCTTCAGTCACTCGTTGGCGGGGGTAAGAAGTTGAGCCGGGGCTTCATCATTCAGGAGAAGCCGGTAGACGGCGTGCGCTACCGGTGCAATTTCCTGTACAACCCGAGCGTCCTGAATGTCTCGCACTCCGTGAATTCAGCGGTCCAGGCGGACGACAATGCGCTCAACCCGAACGACGTGACGGCAAAGGACTTCCTTATGCCGTTGCAGCAGACGGTCCAGTTCAACCTGCTTTTCGACCGGACCTACGAGATGTGGGACTCCTCCCGGGTGTCCGGCGCCGAGAACATATTCGTACCTGCTCTCGGCGTGGGTTGGGACATTTCCATGCTCTACAAGATCACTGGTATCTCCGCATCCGTAGACGTAACCGGCGAGGGTGCAGACGCCACGGGCGACTCCTCGAAGTCGTTCCGAAAGGGGCAGTTCAGTTTCGACGCGGCCGGTCCCATGCTGTACGTCCCGGTCTACCTCGTCGTCGGCGACACCCTGAACTACTACGGGGTCATCCAGGATCTCGAAATCCAGTACACCCACTGGAACCAGCAGATGATCCCGTCCCGCTGTCAGGTGTCCATCACCATGCAGTTGCTTCCGAAGCCGAAGGGCGGCGGGGAATTCGTGTCCTTCGGAAGGCTCCCCGCAGGAATGACCCCGGACGACTTCGCTAAAGGGGCAAACGGAAAGGGTGGACGATGATCTCCGCTGACTCCCGCTACGCAGACTCGACCCTCACTCTGGTTGCCTCCGGGCGCGGCACGAACCTCACCATCGTGCCCGGCCAGCAGCGCGAGTGGTCGTTCAACTTCACCTACCACCAGTTGACCGGCGCCGACCGGATCGACCTGCTCGCCGTGCAGTACTTCGGCGACGCACGGATGTGGTGGAACATCGCCGACGCCAACCCCGAGGTCATGGACTGGACCGTCCTTACCCCGGGACAGATCATCAGGATCCCGAATGCCTGAGCCGACACCTGTCACCGGCCTGACCATCTCCGGCCACCGGGTAACCAACTACATCAAGCGCGTCGAGGTCCGCGAGGGCTACGGCACGCACTCCATGGCGATCGTGGACGTGACGACCAGCGCCGCCAGCTCGGCCTACCCCGAGCTGGCCCCTGTCGTGCTCGACTACGGCCGCAGTCCCAACGACATCGTCCGCTGGTACGGCTACGTGCACCACTCCAGCGTCCTGGCCAGCAACAGTTCCAAGACGGTGACCGCACGCTACGTGTGCATCGGCACCAGCCTGCCGCTGAACATCCAGCGGACCCGGTCATGGAAGAACGTCAGCCCCACCTCCATCGTCCGCCAGGTAGGCCGCCAGAACGGGCTGCGTACCGTCATCTCCCCGTCCTCCCGGAGGCTCACCTACTGGGCGCAGAGCGGGCAGAGCGACTTCAAACTCCTCCAGGACCTGGCGCACGAAGTCGGCTTCCGGTTTTGGGTGGAAGGGACGACGCTCTACTTCCTCGACCCGCGCGTCCTCCTTCTGGGACAGAAGGCCCAGAACATCCCGGTGTTCTCCAAGAACCAGCAGCCCGGGGTTATGGACACCATCCGGGAGTTGTCGATCCTCGCGGGCACCATGGTTCCCCGCCAGAACGGCACAACGGGCACCAGCAGCATCTCCGGCCTGGACGCGAAAACCGGCCGGGTGATCAAGGCTTCGTCCGCGTCGAATACCGGGACGTCTGCATTCCTCAATTCCATAACGACCGCTCGGGCCGTCGACAACTACGCGGACGCGCAGGCGCTTATGGAAGCCCGCACGCTCGCCTCGCGTGGCTGGCTCACCATGCAGGCCACGCTGTACGGAACGGCAAAGGTTACCCCGGGGACGCTTGTCGCTATCACCGGGCGTTCCCTTTCTTCGGACCGTACCGGCCGGTGGATGGTGACCGGAACCAAGCACATCATCAACCGGGACAAGAGCAATTCCGGGTGGGTGTTCACCACGACCGTCGATGCGGAAAGGGACCAGCCCTACGCGGTAACATTCCGGAGCGATGCTAACAAGCGATTCAAATTCGATACCGTCCCGGCTGTCTTGAGGAACAAGCAGTTCTGGGAATCGAGTCTTCTGGAGGACATCAATGTCGGCTGATCCGGTGCTGGGAATGTACCGGGCGAGCGTGGCCAATAACCAGGACCCGCTGAATGAGGCCCGCGTCACGCTGCTCATTCCCCAGGTTCTCGGAAACGCCGAGAGCGCCTGGTCCGTCCCTGCTTCCCCGACCAACACGATCCCGCCGATCGGGCAGACGGTATGGGTGCAGTTCTCCGGCGGGGACATAACCAAGCCGGTCTACTCCCCGCTCGGCATCAAGGCCGTCCAGGACCAGGTCTCCTCCGGCAGCGAGCTGGACTCCCTGCCGCCCAAGGAACCGACCGCGCTCACCCTGACCACGGTGCAGTACGTCTCCGACGAGGGCGCCACGCAGGCCCGCGTGACGGCGAGCTGGACCCCGCCGACGGAGAACCAGGACGGGACCACCCTCACCGACCTCTCCCACTACCTGCTCCAGACCTCCTACGACAACAGCAACTGGAGCGGCGGCTTCGTCACCACGGAGGACTTGGTCCTCCTCGACGGGCTTAATACCGGCGCGGCCTTCTACGTGAGGGTCGCGGCCGTCGACACCAGCAACAACGCCTCCCTGTGGGCGACCGCCGACCTCACCACGGCGTCTGCGTCCACCCCGCCTCCGGTGCCCTCCGCGCCGGGGGTCGTCGGCGTGCTCGGTGGCCTGCGCGTCACCTGGAACGGTCTGGACTACCAGGGCAACCCCATGCCCGCGATCTTCTCCCACGTGCAGGTGCAGCGCGACACCGACGTGAACTTCCCCAACCCGGTCGTCGTGGGCACCCTGCCCGGCCCGGACTTCCTGTACGACTCCGTGCAGAACTACGCCAGCGCCTACGTCTACCGGCTCGTCGCGTACTCCAAGGTCGCCATCGCCTCCGCCCCGTCCGGCTCGAACTCCGGAACGGCCCATCAGGCCGGTACCGCCGACATCGCCGCGAACTCGGTCACCGCCAACCAGATGGCGGCCGGGACGATCACCGCAGAGTCCGGAGTCATCGCGTCCATCGACGCCTCCAAGATCACGGTGGGCAAGCTCACCGCCTCCCAGATCGACGCCACCAACCTCGTCGTCTCCGGCGGGAACGTCTCCGGTCAGGTCTCCTCTGCGGCCACGGCCGGTTCCGCAACGACGGCGGGTTCCGCAACGACGGCAGGTTCGGCGTCCTCAGCGACCACGGTCACCGGCTCCATCGGCGCGGGCGTCAGCATCCCGGCCAACCAGTTGAACAACGGCACCATACCGACCACAACGACGATCAACGGCGGCTCGATAACCACCGGCATCATCAGCGCATCCGTGATCGGGGCCCGGTCCATCACGACGGACAAGATGGTCATCGGCGATACGTCGAACATCCTCCTGGACCCCCAGTTCACGCAGAACAGCACCGCCTGGAACTGGAGCGGCAACGTCGTCCGTACGGCCGCCAGCGACGCCAGCGTGCCCACGGGCGCTCCGGCTTCGTGGGTCGCCAAACTCATCAACCAGACCAGCGTCAACACCGACCTCACGTGGAAGCACACGAACACCACGACGACCGGCATGGCGGTAACCCCGGGTGAGGCGTACTACGTGGAGGCGTGGGTCGTCGCCTCCAGCGACTGCAACGCCAACCTCCGGTTCTTCCTCACGACATGGGACGCCGCTGGCAACAACATCTCCTGGCCGTCCGTCCCCAACGTCGCACCGTCCGCAGCGCAGACCTGGACCAAGATCAGCGGTCAGATCACCATCCCGACCGGGAAGTACCTGGCGACCTTCGGTGTCGGCGCGCTCCAGACGACGCCGACGACTGCGGCAGGTTCGTGGTTCGTCACCAACGTCAAGATGCGCAAGGCCGTCGACAACGCGCTGGTGGTGGACGGCTCCCTCACCGCCAGCAAGATCACCGCAGGCACGCTGACCGTCGACAAACTCAGCGCCGGACTCCAGGGCACCGTCGGCCAGAAGTTCTACGACTTCGGCGCGGACGCCAGCAAGTGGAGCAACGGATCCACCGGCACCATGACCACGGTCTCAGTGACGGACGCTGCCTCCGGTGGCTCCGTCATGCGCTGCGTCGGCTACATCCAGGGCGCCTACCGCCCGGACCTCCTCATACCCTTCGACCCAGGCGTCACCTACCGCGTCACCTGCCGCGTACGGCAGACCGTCGCCAACGCGGTCACCGGCACCAACCAGAACGTCTACGTCGGGGTCACTGGCATCGGCGCTGACGGCGTGACCCTGGTCAACATCTCCGGCTCGAACTCGCGGGCCAGCCAGGCGTACTGCGCCACTAGGGCCACCTACATCAACACCGGGTCCGGGTGGCAGATCTTCACCGGCTACATCAAGGGCACGGCCGCGACCGGTGACGCTGGACCCAACACCAGCCCGACCAACCCGATGCGTCTTCACCAGAACGTGAAGTACCTCAGCCCCTGCCTGTACGCCAACTACAACGGCGGTACGGGCACGCTTGAGATGGACATGTTCACCATCGAGGTCGTCGAGACCGGCCAGGTCAACTCGGCCAACATCAACCTGGGCAACGTGAACGCCGCACACCTGTCGCTGGGCGCGGTCTCCGGCAACCTCGTCACCAACCCGGGCTTCGAGGACACCTCCATGACCGGGTGGACCTCCTCCTCCATCGACGCCAACAACGTCTCGAAGATCGAGATCGGTTCAGGTGTTGCACCTGCACGCTCCGGCCAGGGCAAAGCCTCCCTCGGCGCCCTCAACACCGGCTGGGCCAAGATCGTCAGCGACCCGTTCCCCGTGGTCGCCGCATCCACGTACATGTTCCGCTACTGGTACTACGGCCAGGGGGGTATCCAGGTCACCTTCGAGACCAGCCCGGACAAGGTCACCTGGACCGACCAGATGGGCGGAGTCAACAACTACGCCGTCAACAACACCTCTGGGTACTCGGAGGACATCTTCGAGATGACGGCGCCGACGGGGGCCCTGTGGGGTCGGGTCTCCTTCACGAACAACTCACCGGCCACCAACGGACTCAACACGACGACCACCTACTGGCTGTGCATCGACGACGTACTCGTCATGCGCGAGGGCTACGGCGCCACGGACATCTCGGCCGCAGGTATCCGACTGTTCGGGCCGGACGGAACGCTCGGCACGGAACTTACGACCTCCAACGCCTACGCCACCTTCGCGGGTGGTAAGGCCAGCGTCGACCCCAACGGTGTCGGCACCTTCAACTCCCTCTGGACGCCGCAGCGTCCGTCTGGGGCGGCCTCCGACGACCCGACCGGGCAGATCTGGTACCAGGGCCAGGAGTTGGGACAACTCCTGTGGAACATGCCGTGGGGCATGGTCACCTACGAGCGCGGCTGGACGAACAAGCCGACCGCCTCGACGTACTACACCACGGACACCGGCCTGATCGAGCTGGCCTTCACGGCCGTCGAGGGGCGCATGTACCGCATCGTGGCCCGCTCCCAGTTCGACTTCAACGGGGGCACGGGCACCCAGGTCCTGGAGAACCGCGTGGCTGTGGCGGCCACGGCCACTACGGTGAACGGCTGCACGATCTGGAGCCCGACCGGCGCCAGCCCGAGGACGACCGACCCGACCATGGCCCGCTGCTTCGGCATGTACTACGACGGCGCGGGCACTGACGGCACCACTGTGGTGGAGGGCCTCATCGTCTGCTCCTCCGATGCAGGCGGCCTGTACAGCAGCACCACGGCCCTGGCGCCGGGCGACCACCGAATCCTGTGGATCGGTACGCAGCACGCCGGTAACGCCACCGGATGGGGCCTTCGTAACTACAGCCCCGCGCAGTCCTCGGACTTCTATGTCGAGGACATCGGCCCGGCCCTGCCCGAGAACGGCGTGTACAACACGGGCGGTGCGGCCGTGACGGCCACCAAGACGTACACCAAGACGTACAACGCCATCTGGTCCCGACGGTACGGAAACGCCGGATACACCGACGGCACGGTGTACCAGGGCTACTACTCCAGCACCTGGGGCACGCAGAAGTCGATGGTCTACTTCGGCACCCAGCCCTACACCGACATGGGTTCCACGGCGAAGGTATCCAAGGTCGAGGTCTACCTCTACAACAACCACTGGTACTACAACGGGGGTGGCACGGCGCACATCGGTGCATTCACCGGAACCACCGAGCCGACGTCTTTCGGTGGTTCCGGAGTGAACCTCACCGTTTCCTCGTGGCCCGTTGGTGCCGGAAAGTGGGTAACCCTGCCGTCGTCCTGGAATTCAACTTGGAACGCGGCCACCCCGTATCGTGGAATTACGCTAGGTGCGGATCTTGGATCCAGCACCGACAAGACCTACTACGGGTACTTCGCCGGTGTCGGGGATTCCCACCCTCCGCAGTTGCGTATCACCTACACCAAGTGAGGAAGTCACTTAATGCCTGACATTACCGTCACGGTTCCTGACGACGTCTGGCCGCGCGTCGCTGCTGCGTTCCACACCTGCTACCCGAACAACGTCGACACCCCGGACGTGGACCTCGTTCAGTTGGCCGCCAAGTCCTACATCCGAGACATCTGGGTCAGCACCGAGCAGGCGACGAACTCGAACGCTGCGGCTCCGCGCTACAACCAGGTCGCCGAGGACTACAACGTCGCACGGCAGGCGGTCGACGCCGACATCCAGGCGCAGAACAACCAGGTCCTCGCGGATTCCCAGGCCGCGTTCCCCGGAATCTGACGTAGAACCGTAAGTGCAATCTCGGTAGGCATTCCTGGGAGAATGCAAGCATGCCTACCGAGATTGCATTTCCGTTTCGCCTAGCGTCCGACGGGACTATCGCCGTCGAGACGAATCCGGACAGGCAGATCGCCCAGCATGTGAATGCGCTCATCGGCACGCAGCCGGGGGAGCGGGTCATGCTCCCGGATTACGGGGTTCCCGTGGCTGATCTGCTGTTCGACCCTGACGCGACCTTTGTCGCTCAGGAGATCAGCCGTGCCGTAACCACGGCATTCAATACGTATGAGCCCGGCGTAGTGCTCCAGAAGGCGACCCCTATCCCGGACGCCTCGCAGATGTCCCTCGCGCGTATCGAGGTCGACTACATGCGCCGCGAGGCCGGGTCGTCCCCTTCCAGCCTGTCGCTCCAGACCAACACCGCCGTGGTCCGCGTGGGTGGCACCGTAAGCGAGGTCATCAGTGGCTAACCCAGACGTCCCGGCGATCGACTACACCAGCAGGGATTACGAGGGCTTCAAGACCTCCCTGCTGGACTACGCCTCGCGTGCCTTCCCCCAGTGGGTGCCCTCCTCCGAGGGCGACTTCGGCGTGCTCCTGGTCGAGCTGTTCGCCTACCTCGGCGACAGTCTCAGTTACTACGGTGACCGGCTCCAGCAGGAGTCCTTCCTGCCTACCGCGACGCAGCGGCTGTCCCTGCTTCAGATATCCGACCTGCTCGGGTACAGCCCCTCCAACGGAGTCCCGGCCACCGGTACCGTCACCTTCCAGACGTCCAACCCGGGCCCGGCCGTCACCGTGCCTGCGGGCACCCAGGTCGTCACCGACTATGTCGAGTCCATCGACTCGCCGATCACGTACGAGACCGACACCGACATCACCGTGCCCGTCAACGGCGGCACCGCGACGGTCTCGGTCACCCAGGGAGTCACCCGCACCCAGGTGAATGTCGGCACCAGCTCGGGCCTGCCTGTGCAGGAGTTCCGGCTGCCCGACGTACCCGTCATCGGCGGCACGGTGCGCGTCTACGTGGACGACGTCGACACCCTCACCGAGTGGACGTACATCAACTACCTGGTGGACGCCGACCCGTCCGACAGGGTGTTCACGACGTTCCTGGACGACTCCGGCGCGACCTGGATCCGCTTCGGCGACAACATCAACGGAGCCATCCCCACCAACCAGTTGACCATCTACGCGACCTACCGCGTGGGCGGCGGGTCGGTCGGCAACGTGAACGCGGGCGTGGTCAACGCCATCGCCGCCTCGGACCTGCCCGGAGTCACCATCTCCCAGGACTCCGACGGCAGCGCTATCTCCTCGGCCATGACCGGCGGAGCAGACCCCGAGACCAATGACCAGATCCGGGCCAACGCCCCGCGCATCTTCCGCACCCAGGACAGGTGCGTGACCCTCGCCGACTTCTCCGACCTGGCGCTGACCATCCCGGGCATCGTCCGAGCCAACGCAGTCGCCTCGACCTACACGAGCATCAGCGTGTTCGCCATCGGCTCGGACGGAGGCACCCCGAGCACGACCACGCTCCAGAACGTGCAGTCCACCCTCCAGGCCAAGGCCCTGGCGGGAACCACGGTTACCGTCTCCGGCCCGACCACGGTCGGCGTGAACGTCGGTACTTCCTCCAGCCCGATCGTCGTCGAGTGCTGGCCCCGGTACTCCCGGGCCTCCGTGCTCTACGACGTGCAGCAGGCCCTGAAGAACATGCTGTCGTTCGCCAACGTCGACTTCGGTATGCGCCTGACCCTCTCCGACTTCTACAAGGCCATCCTCGCGGTGGACGGCGTGCGCTACGTCGACATCCCTATGGTCGCCCGCGCGGACGCCGCGCAGACCGGTACCGCCGACGTTGTCTTCCGTGCGTGGGAGATCCCGAAGGTTGGCAACATCTCCAACATCACCATGACCGGAGGGATCGGCTAATGGCCGCCGTCTACCCGAAGCAGTACAAGTCCTTCACCGTGCACAAGAACCTGGTGGAGGACATCGACGCGTCGCACGTCAACAACCTCCAGGACGAGGTGCTGGCCCTTCAGCAGACCCTGGGCATCATGCCGCACCAGGACACCGGGCTGAAGATGAAGACCAACACCTACTCCTCCGTGGCGTCCCGGCTCGACGCCATACAGCGTGGCCACGGGATACCCGCGTGCTACGTGTCCAAGACGTCCGACAGCGTCAAGGGCTCCGCGACCAAGACGATCTCCTTCAGCAGGCCGACCACGGCACAGGACCCCGAGGGGCTGTTCAACGGGCACTCGATCACCGCCAACCGGACCGGCTGGTGGATCGTCTTCGGCCGTGTCAAGTGGGCCAACGCCACCGGCTCCCTCGCGACGGGCGCCGACCGGCAGATCTCCCTTGCGGTCGGTGGCTCCCAGGTGATGACCCAGGACCTGCCGCCGATCTCCGACGGCAACTCCCACATGCACATCGGCTGGCAGGGGTGGGTCACCGCAGGCAAGGCCATCGACCTCCAGGTCTACCACCCGCTGTCCACCAAGACCCTGCAACTTCAGGACATGCACCTGAGCGCGGTCATGATCCGGGAGGCGTGAGGTGGGAACGTACGGCGTCTCCATCTACGGGCTGTCGAAGTACGGGACGGACATCCATCCCGACTTCGACGTCAGCCCGTTCACAGCCACGCCCGTCGACTACTCCACCGTGCTGCTCGACTGGAAGTCCCCGGCCGGTACGTGGGACCGCCTGCGGCTGATCCGCAACCGGTACGGCTGGGCGGTCAACGAGAACGACGGCGAGATCCTGCTCGACCAGGGCCACGCCGCTACCCAGTTCTCCGACAAGGGCGTGGTCGGCGGCCACTGGCTGTACTACACGATCTTCATCTCCGCGTCCGGCCAGTGGTCCCGGGCAGGCACTGTCTCCTGCCTGATGCCGAAGAACAACGGCTACACCGAGCTGCTGTACAGCCTGGTCCCCGACCACTACAAGGTCGACGTCCAGCCGGGCAACAACGTCACCGACGACTCCAACACGCTCAACCCGTACCTGAACCCGTTCCTGTCGATCTTCGGGTTTGGGTTCGACATGGTGAAGAGCTACTACGACTCCAACCGGTACACCAACGACGCGATGCACACCCGGTTCGACAACATCGCCCAGTTGGCCAACCAGTTCGGGATCCAGTACGAGGCGTCGGCGCCCGCATACCTCTTCCGGCAGCGCGTGCGCGACGCGGCCACCCTCGGCCGACAGAAGGGCACCCTGGAGCAGATCCGCTCGATCATCTCCGAGACCACCGGCTACGACGCCGACCTGAGCATCGGCGACAACCTCATGCTCTCCGACGACCAGGCCGACTTCGACCACCCGACGTTCCCCCAGTGGGACTCGGGTGTGAACTACGCCTCCGGGGAGAAGGTGGAGTTCGGCTCGTACCTGTACCAGGCGGGCTCCTCCGGCGCGTACGGACAGGCCCAGGCACCCACCGGCACCAACGCCTCCAACGCGTACTGGACCGTCGTCTCGTACGGCACCGACTCCACCCTGGTCGACGCCAACGGACACGTCGCGGGCTGGGAAGAGATCTCCTTCACCGCAGGCGTCACCCCGGGCACCAACGGCGTCCTGGTGGGCATCGGTGTGCAGAACCCGACCAACCCCGACGACAAGGCGGGCAACGCGCTGTGGGTGCGCAACACCAACTCCGGCGGCTCGGTCGCCACGATGGGCGTGCGCTCCGTCGGCCGACTGGCCGGACAGTCGACGATGGACCCGCAACAGCCGGTCCTGTTCGGCATCCCCGTGCCCTACACGTGGCAGGCGTGGGACAACAACGCCGAGTACGTGCCAGGCAACATGGTCATCTACCACGGCCGCGTCTACCAGGCGCTCACCGCGTCCCTGAACGTCACCCCGCCGGACACCGCGACGGCGAACGCGCAGTGGACTCCGCTGGGCTACGACGACCGCGTGCAGATGTGCCTGTCCGGCTACGCGCAGGCGTACTCCGGCGAGCAGGTCCACGTGTACCCGTTCGTCGAGTACTACGACAGCCACGGCTCCCTGATCACCGCGCTGTACTCGGACGCGGTCCCGGCCTACCAGGTACTGGACTCCTTCTCCCAGGGCTGGAGCGGCTGGACCACCCGCACCAGCGACCTGGGCGGCGCCTCCTGGACCGAGACGCTGGGCCAGTGGACTTCCGGCGGCTACGCGGGAGGCGCGGCCTACCCGGTCGGCGCTACCGCGTCCATCGCGACCATCACCGGCCACGCCGATGGCACCGTGGCGGGCACCTTCCTGACCAACCCCGGCAACACCCTCAAGCAGGGCGTCGTCTTCCGTCTCCAGGACTCCAGCAACTACTGGCGGGCCGGAAGGACAGCCCTGCACCTGATTCAGTCGGGCGCGGTAACCGGGACGTTCAACTACTCGACCTCCTTCTCGGACGGTGACCGGATCACGGCCGCCTTCTCCGGCAGCAACATCACGATCTATCGGAACGGAACCCAGGTGCTCACCATCACCAACTCGGCGCTCAGCACCGCCACCAAGGTCGGAATGGCGGTGACCTGATGACGACGCACAACGTCACCTTCATCAACGACGACGACTGGTCACCGACCGTCGCCTTCTCCGGCAGCATCGTCGGCCGCCGGTTCAAGGTGTTCGGCCCGGAGATCGGCGGACAGGTCACCCTCGACGGCACGCTGGCCATCAAGATCCCGCGCCCGCAGCCGCTCGCGCCCGAGGCCGGACAGATCTCCTTCCAGGGTCACCTCTCGGCCGGAGTGAAGGCACCCGCCGCAGCGTTCAAGGACTTCTCGCACTACCCGTACGCGGGCGTCGACCCGGCCATGGCGTGGATCGGCATCAACTCCGGCACCCTCATGTCGGCCGCCGCAGGCTCCTACAACCGTGCGTACACCGCGTTCACCGGGCCGGTGGACTACCCGGTCTCCGGTGGTGGCTACGCCTGGAAGCGGGCCGCATACGCCAGCGTGGGCTTCAAGTTCGCGAGCATGTCGGTGAACAAGCACCAGATCCTCGACGCCGTCCAGTTCGAGGCACTGCCGGTGGGCTCGACCGGCCCGAGTGCGTACCAGAACGCCCGTGAGATCCAGGCCATCATCAAGCCGACCCGGCTCAACTACGCCTCGAACCCCAACTTCGAGAGCGCGCTGACCGGCTACGGTCCGACCGGACAGGCCACCCACGCACTGGACTCCTACTGCTGGCAGGGCACCCAGGCCCTCAAGGTCACCGTGCCGACCACGGCCACGGCCGACAGCGGCCTGTCCTTCCAGGTCTCCGGCCTGATCCCGGGGCGCACGTACACCATGAGCGCACGTGTGGCCATCGCCCAGGGCTGCGGGGACATCACCCCCTGGTCCGGAACGGGCTCGGTACAGACGGACGCGGTGAAGTGGACGAAGGCGGCCAACCGAACGGACCCGGCCAAGAAGCGCTGGCGCACCCTGTACGTCACCTTCACGACCTCGGCGTCCTCGCTGTACGTGGGCATGAATGTGCTCAAGTCCACCATGACCCCGGGCACGGCCAGCATCTTCTGGGTCGACGGCGTCCTGGTCGAGGAGGGCGCTGCCGTCCGCGCCTACTTCGACGGCTCGATGGGCTCGGACTACCTGTGGGAGCAGGGCGGAAGCCCCAACCTGGCCCGCTCGTACTTCTACGAGAACTACGTCGAGCGCAGTTACCTCATCCGCACGCTGCTCGAAGAGAATGTTCCTCTGGGAATCACTTCTGCCGTGCCCCAATATGCCGTACTGCCCACCCAGTAATCGCTAACCCGTAAGGAACCCAATGATCACGAACTACGCCGACGCGGCCTCCCTGGCCGTCGGCCTGGTCCTGCCCGCCATCGTGGCGGTGTTCACCAAGCCGTCGACCAACGCCACCGTCAAGGGCTTCGCTCACGCCGTCCTGGCCGTCGCGACCGGCTCCCTGGCCGTCTACAAGGCCGACCCGTCGAACTTCGTGTGGGCGCCTGCCGTGATCGCCGCGTTCCTGGCCTGGCTGTCCGGCACCGCGTTCTATCACTCCCTGTTGAAGAAGTACTCCTGGTTCTCCGCGCTCCAGAACCTGTTCGTGTCCGAGGTCGAGGGCCGCCTTAATACCGGCCAGGCCCACACCATCGAGCAGTACTTCGAGGCGGCACAGGAGGCCGAGCAGGCTGAGGACGCGGCGGGCATCACCAACGACTTCCCCTTGAGCACCGACGTCGTACAGAGCGGCGTGGAGGAGGCCGTCAAGGCGGCCGAGGAGATCCCCGTCGTCGGCACGGTCGTCCAGCACTTCGAGACGGTCGCGGTCCCGGCCATCGTCACGGCCGTGGAGGCTGTCGCGGCGCCGGTCGTAGAGAACTCCACCCCTGCCGTCGCGGTGCAGCCTGGCGGCCTGGGCCCGAGGGCGCTCTGATCATGGACTGGTTCCGGCTGCTGCTGATCGCCTTCGCCACCTTCACCGCGTGGGAGTGGCTGCGCGACGTCCTGCCCCTCGCCATCCCGGCCGCCTTGCAGCCGCTCGTGGTCGTGGGCCTGGCCTACGAGGCGCAGCGCCTGCCCGGCCCGTGGCTGACCGCTGTGGCTGCGGCCGGAGTCGTGGCCGTGCTGCACGTACAGGTCAGGGGTGGCGGGGCGGAGACGACCTCGCTGCGCCTGCCTCGCAGGCATCCGTCCACCGGCCGCAGAGTCCCTGACCTGCCCTGATTGTCAAGTAGGAAGAAAACCTCGCTAGACAAGCGGGGTTTTCTTGCTTTTAGAAGCCGTAATGGCTAAGGTCTTCCTTGTTGCCGATCACGGCAGCGACCACCACAACACTGGAGCAGACTTGAGCAAGCAGCCCATCACCCTGGCCTTCGCTGGTTCCGCCGACATCGACCCCGAGAACGTCAAGGACCTGCTCAACGACTGGCTCGGCTTCGGCGACGAGGACAAGGACGGCTTCTTCGAGCCGAGCGACCGCGAGATCAACCTCATCTTCCCGGTCACCCGGGAGCACCTGTCCGACGGCCTGGAAGCGGTCCTCGGCTGGGCCGAGAAGGCCGACCTCCCCTACGTCGCCGTCGCCGACAACAAGCGCAGCCGCGCCACCGAGCAGATCCTCAAGGACGCCGAAGAGACCGTCCACGTCGCCAACGTCACGGCGGGCGTCGTCGACCTGCTGAAGAAGGCCGACAGCGTCGGCGACGAGGTCCACGTCATCCTCCTGTGGGGCGACGAGGGCAGCGAGCAGGCCGAACTCCTCCTGGACGCCGCCGATCAGGCGGGCATCAAGGCCAAGGACCTCACGGCCGGACTCGACGACATCTCCTTCGGTGAGCAGCCGCAGGCCGAAGAGCCGGAGGAGGAGCCCGAGCCGGAACCCGAGCCGGAGCCGGAGGCCCCCAAGCGCGGTCGCCGTCGTGGCCGTCGCTCCGAGCCCGAGGAGGTCGAGCCGGAGGAGGAGCCGCTGACCGAGGAGGAGCCCGAGGAGCCGAAGCAGGAGGAGCCGAAGCGCGGTCGTCGCAGCCGCAAGGCCGACCCGGAGCCCGAGGCCGATCCCGTCGAGCAGGACATCGCCGACCAGAAGGACGACGAGGACCTGGAGCAGCAGGTCAACCGGGCCGCGCAGAAGGTCCAGCGTGAGACGGCGCCGGTCTCCGACAAGGAGATCGACCTCATCCTGATCGGCAACGCTTTGGAGGGTGCCTACAACGCCTTCCGACTGGAGGACGAGCGTAACGCGGTCATCAACCAGGCCGAGGTGCGCCACCGGCCGCTGACTGACCTGCTGGCCAAGGCGCTTAATATCGTGGCCGACGCGGTCCACGACCGCGAGGCCGAGAAGCCGGAGCAGCCGGTCGCCAAGGCGGCCGAGGAGAAGACCGAGGAGCCGGAGGAGCAGTCCTCCGGGCGCCGTCGCCGTGGCCGTCCGCGTGACGAATCCAAGACGTTCGCCTTCCTGGTCGACGACGAGGGCAACTACAGCCGTCGTGGCCGTGGCCGTATCCCGGCCGGACAGACCGTCGTACACCTGACCCGGGCGGAGATCGAGGAGAAGGGCCTCGAACTCGACTCGGAGTGAGTAACGCAAAAGCCCCCGGCGCTGAAGAGGTTCGAGACCTCGATTCACTGCCGGGGGCTTTTGCCCACCACACCCCGAGGCCCACCACAAACCCCGAGATAGAGAGAACCTAACATGTCGAGCCGACTTAATATCAACGGCGGATTCGGAGCCGCCGAGTGAGCATCCTGATCATGTCGGAAGTGTTCACGCAGTCCGACACCCGCCTGGCCACGCGCCTGGTTCTGCTCGCGCTGGCGGACGCGGCCAACGACTCTCACCGCATGTGCTGGGAGTCCGTCGACACCATCGCGGCCAAGGCCCGAGTCTCCCGACGGCAGGTGTTCACCGCGCTGGCGACCCTGGAGGAACGGCGCGTCGTCGAGCACGTCCCGGACGCGGAGAAGCCTGCCGAGGCCGAGCGGTACAAGTCCGTGGTGCGCCGGGTACTTCCGGTATCGGAATGGCTCCCGGAGCCTTCCAGGGGTGCAGAATCCGCACCCTCCTCTGGGGGTGCAGAATCCGCACAGGTGTCGAAGTTTTCACCCAACCCCAATAACCAACTAGAAGTTAGAGATATAGGAACAACTACGTTGTTCCCACCGCGCCGGTCGGCACGGTCTGATCCCGGCGGAGCCGAGGAGATCTCTTCGAGGCCGGGTGCTCGTGGCTGGGATGCCGTGGCCACTCCTCGTCGTGGCGGCCGGAAGAAGACCCGGAAGCAGGTGGCGGAGGAGGCCGCCCTGGCGGAGAAGGAACTTGACCCGGCGTACGTCGTGGCCCAGGCCCTCGGCGAGGAAGACTCGGGAAGCAGCCAGGATGCCCGTCTCCCGGCTTCGGATGACGACCTGGCCCCTCCGGTCCGGCGACCTCGCGAGAAGCGCTCCAGGAGGCCGTCGGAGGAACTGGCCGAGTTCTTCGGGAAGCGGGCCGAGGAGGTAGGTCACCCGGTACCCGGCGCTACCAACCTCGGAGCCCTCACCGGACAGTTCGGCCGGTGGATGGCGCAGGGCCTGGAACGGGAAACCATCCGGCAGATGATCATCACCTACTGGTCGTCCTCCTGGAACCGCTCGGAGAACCATCCGGCCTGGAAGGACTTCCTCGCCGCCCGTGGGCTGCTGACGGAGCGGCTGGGCAAGGCCGAGAACACGATGGAGAAGCACCGGCACGACGAGTCCTTCTGGGACTGATGCCACCAGGGGCGGGCTGCTACGGCGGTCCGCCCCTTACGTCTTCCCAGATACGTCTTCCGAAAGGCGTAATCTGTGGTAGCCTCCTGAGCGTTGAACCACCACCACACAAGGAGGCCACGATGGCGACAGACCCCCGGGTCCACGCCCTGCGGCTCAAGGAGTACGGGATCCCCGCGCACTACCGTCACCTGCGGCTTAATACCGTGGCGGACGCTCCCGAGCGCGCCGCCTGCAAGACCTGGCTCGACGATCTGCGCGACCACTACGTCACCGACAAGCGGCCCCTCACGGAGTACCCCGAGGACTGGTCCCAGATCGGCAAGGGCCTGCTGCTCGTCGGCCCGCCCGGCACCGGCAAGACCACCCTCGCCACGGCCACGCTGCTGGAGGTCTACTACGTCCACCGGCTCCCGGTGCACTGGCTGGCCTACGCCGACTTCGTGAAGGACTCCATCGAGAAGATGGGCCTTCAGGACCGGAGCGAGCCCGAGGCCGTCGCCCGGTGGTGGGAGATCCAGGACAAGATCGTGGCGGCCGAGAAGGCCCCCGTCCTCGTCCTGGACGACGTCGGCAAGGAGCACCGGACCAAGACCGGTTACGCCGAGGGCCTGCTGGACACCCTGCTGCGTCAGCGGCACCGCGAGGCCCGGCCCACGATCGTCACCTCGAACCTCCCGCCCAGGGAGTGGGGCGCGGTCTACAACCCCACGATGGGCTCCTTCATCCAGCAGGCATTCACGCACGTCAAGTTGATCGGGAAGGACCGCCGTGGCTGAGCAACTGACACTGCCGTTCCAGGACGAGGTTTTGGTGATTCTCTACAAACGGGAAGCCGAGTCCCGAAGCCTCCGGGCGTACTGGGACGCGCTGGAGTACACCGTCCGCGTCCGCGCGAAGTCCCTCGGCTTCGAGATCAAGCGCTCCCGCCGGGACTCCTGGTACGAGGACGGGCGACTTAATATCCAGCTCCGCGTAGAGGCGGAGCGCCCCTGATGGAACGCGGAGACATCTCCAACGAGGTCGTCCCCCGCCTGGTCATCGCGTACGAAGGCATGCTCGGTGTCCTGCCGGAGAAGCCCGAGGGATACGTGCAGGAGCTGGTGGCCCGCAAGTTCGGGCGCCGTGCTCGGCAGGCCAAGCGGACCGTGGACGCGTACGAGATCAACGACGCGCTGGCCCGGGTCATCTGGGACACCGTCTGGCGCTTCAAGTACTCGGTCGACGTCGTCACCTACCTCGGTGAGGACGCTGTCGAGCCGCTGGAGGCCCGGCTGGACGCCGAGGGGCTTCCCATCGGCCGCGTGTGGGCCACGACCCCTGAGCGGCTGGCCAGGCGCCTGCCCTACATGCCGGACGTCGCCGCGATCTTCGACAACGAACACCACCTGATCTTCGGCAGCAAGGGCCGCACCCTGCCCGCTGTCCCCACCACCTTGATAGGGGCTATGTAAGTGGCTGACTTCGAGCGCTTGCTCGTGTCCCGCGTCATCCAGGACAAGGACCTGACCGACGTCGCGGAAGCGGGCATCACCGCCGAGTTCTTCGGCGACCCAGACAACAAGGCCGTCTTCAAGGCGATCCTCCGGCACAAGGCCACCTACGGCGAGATCCCCAGCCTCGCCACCATCAAGACCGACTTCCCCACGTACCGGTTCGTCAAGGTCGAGGACAGCATGCAGGTGCTGACCGACCGACTCCGCGAGCAGCACACCCTGGACCTGCTGGAGCAGGGCCTGGCCGACTCGGTCGACGCGCACGAGGAGGGCAACGCGCTGGCCGCCATGGCCGCGCTGCACAAGACCCTCGCGGACATCGCCTCGGCCGTCCCCAACGCCCGGGACACCGACCTGACGGAGACGGGCCAGCAGCGCCTTGCGCGGTACCTCACGCTCAAGGACCTGCCCGACGGGCTCCGGGGCATACCCACCGGCTTCAACACGATCGACAGGGCCACCCAGGGCCTCCAGAAGGAGCAGTTGGTCACCTTCGTCGGCCCGCCGAAGGCTGGTAAGTCGACGCTGCTGCTGCTGGCCGCCATGGCTGCCCACCTGCACGGTGAGCGCCCGCTGTTTATCGGCTTCGAGATGAGTAATGAGGAGCAGGAGGAACGTTTCGACGCCATCCGTGCTGGGATTTCCCACGCCCGGCTGAGGAATGGAACGCTCAAGAAGGCCGAGTGGGACAAACTCGAAAGGGCTCTGCGGGAACTGGAGGCTATGCCTTCGTTCTTCCTGTCGTCGGACTCCATGAATGCCACGACGCTTACCGGTGTGCAGTCGAAGATTGACCACATCCGGCCGACGATCGTATTCGTGGACGGCATCTACATGATGCAGGACGAACTCGGCGAGGCTCAGGGATCCAGCCAGGCGCTTACCAACCTCACCCGAGGGTTCAAGCGCATGGCGAAGAACCTGCAACTCCCGATCGTCATTTCCACGCAGGTCCTGGAATGGAAGATGAACAAGAAGAAGGGCATCACCTCCGACTCGATCGGATATTCGTCCTCCTTCGCCCAGGACTCCGACGTCATTCTCGGTGTCGAGTCCACCGACGACGCGAACATCAACAAGATCAAGGTCGTGCTGGCCCGTAACTGCCCGCCCCTGGAGACGTACTGCCAGTGGGACTGGGAGACCGGCAAGTTCGAGGAACTGAACGAGGACCCGTTCGCCATGGACGAGATGAACACCGATGGCTATGTCGGCTCCTCCTTCTGAGCCCCGGCTGGTGGTCCTCGCCGGGAACTTCCGGGAGTTCCAGTTCTGGTGCCGGGAGAACAACCGCAATCCCCGTGACCGGAATCTGATCTACGCCAGCGAACCGTATCGGCTTCGAGGTCTCGGGCCTGTCCGGTGGATTTCCTACGGCACCGCCTACATGCGCCGCGACTACTGGGAAATGCGCGAGTACCTGACTTACCTGGAAAGGAGATACCAGTGCCCCGAGCAAAAGCCGGATGGGACGCAATCGGAAACCCCATCCCTGGAAACGTGACCGCGTGCCTGGACACGCTCGGCCTTGACTACAAAGTCCAGGGCGATGAGATTCACATGCCGTGCCCTATGCACGAGGCGCGCACCGGAAAGAAAGACTCGCACCCATCCTTCTCTATAAACTTCGACGAAGGCTATTTCAACTGCTTCTCCTGCGGATACCGGGGGGCCTTCTGGGTCCTCGTGCGGGACGTCCAGGACACCACCGAGGCCGACGCCAAGAACTGGGTCCGGCGCCGGGGCGGGGCGGAGCGGGTGCGGAAGTACCTGGAGAAGAAGAAGGAGCAGCGCGCCGACAAGGGCGACACGACCAAGCAGATCAATGAGGCGTCGCTGGCACTGTTCACCACGCCGCCGTTGACCCCCTGCACCGACCGGCTCTTCCTGCCGGAGGACGCCGAGGCGTGCGGGGTGCTGTGGGATCCGGCCCGGGACATGTGGATCATCCCGGTCCGCGACCCGGACACCGGGATGCTCTGGGGCTGGCAGGAGAAGAACGAGCGGTACTTCCGCAACCGGCCGCCGGGCATGGCCAAGTCCAAGACGCTCTTCGGACTGCACACCTACGACGACGACGTGGCCGTGCTGGTCGAGTCGCCGCTGGACGTGGTCCGGCTGTGGACGTGCGGGGTCAAGGGCGGCCTGGCCTCCTACGGCGCCGGAGTCTCCGACGCGCAGATGTCCCTGATCCGCGACCACTTCGACACCGTGATCATCGCCCTCGACAACGACGACGCCGGGGCCGAGGCGTGCAAGCGGCTGCTGAAGGAGTGGACCGGCCGTGGCCTGACCCTGAAGTTCCTCGACTACTCCGTGGCCCCCAAGGCCAAGGACCCCGGCGACATGACCGCCGACCAGATCAAGGCCGCCGTGCGCGGCGCCTACTCGTCCATCCTCGCTCGCTTCTAGGAGATCACCATGACCCGGCTTAATACCTGCCCCCGCAAGGGGGACCACCGATGAAGGCACCCGAGGGCTACGAGCACCTGGGCGAGGGCTTCTGGGCCCGCGTCGAGCCGGACCCGGACACCGACTGCCTCATCTTCCAGTCCACCGCGACGCGGCCGTACTACCAGGGCAAGACCCTGCTGTCCTTCCTGACCGGCGGGGACGGCGGCCAGAAGCACCGGGCGTGCAGGCGCCGGATGTGTGCCAACCCGGACCACATCCAGGACGGGCACTTCGACATGGGGACGCCGTACGCCCGGCGCCCCCGGTCGCGGTCGCAGTTCGCCCGGCAGTACTCGCAGTGCTGACCGTCGACCTCCACGGCTATCAGGAGTCGGCGGTCGACCGTGCCGTGGAGCGCGGCTCACTCCTGATCGCGTACGAGATGGGCCTGGGCAAGACCGTCATCGCCCTGGCCGCCATTGAGGAGCTGCTGGAGAAGGGGGAGGTCGAGACCGCAGTCATCGTGGTCCCGGCCAACCTCAAGTACCAGTGGGCCAAGTCCATCGCCAAGTTGACCGACGTGCCGACCCGCGTGGTCACGGTGCGCGAGGACGGGCTGAAGCAGGAGATCACCGTCCCGACGGAGGAGTACTGCGTCCTGATCGACGGCGACGCGAAGAAGCGCGCCGGGCTGTACGCCAAGGTCAAGACGCTCCGGCCGGACTACGTGATCCTCGGCTACGAGAACGTCGTCAACGACTGGAACTACGTCAGGAGGATCAAGCCGGAGTGCATCGTCCTGGACGAGTGCACCGCCATCAAGACCTTCCGGGCCCAGCGCACGCGGAAGATCAAGAGGCTCACGGCGCCGTTCCGCTTCGGCATGACCGGCACCCCGGTCGAGAACGGGAAGCCCGAGGAACTGTTCTCGATCATGCAGTGGGTCGACGACCAGGTCCTGGGCCGGTTCGACCTGTTCGACAAGACGTACATCGTGCGCAACCGCTTCGGCGGGGTGCAGAACTACAGGAACCTGCCGGTGCTGCACGCCAAGCTGGCCGAGGTCATGGTCCGCAAGACGCGGCTGGACGAAGACGTCCGGCCGTACCTGCCCGAGGTGCAGGAGTCCGTCATCCCGGTCGTCCTGGACGCGAAGACGAAGAAGGCGTACCGGGCCATCGCGGCCGACCTGCTCGCCGAGCTGCGGGCAGCCGGGCCGACGATGGGTGACTTCGATCTGTTCGCGCACTACCACGGGGGAGAGGCGGCCAACGAGAACAGCCAGCAGGGCAAGATCATGAGCCGCATGCAGGCGCTCGACATGCTGCTGAACCACCCGGACCTGATCGTCATGTCCGGGCAGCAGTACGAGGAGAGCCAGGAGGCACGCTCGCGCGGCGCCGAGAAGAAGGTGTGGCCTGGCTCGAAGTACGCCTACGAGGTGTGGCAGTCCGGCCTGCTCGATGACGTCACCACGGCTCCGAAACTGGACGCGGTGGCGGCAGCGGTCGAGGACATCATGGCGGTGCCCGGCAACAAGATCATCGTGTTCAGCGTCAACCCCGACATGCTGGACCTGCTCGGTGACCGGCTGCCGGAGAACTCCTTCGTCACCTACACCGGCCGCATGTCGTCGGCAGCCAAGGCATATGCCGCCCAGCGGTTCGAGACCGACGAACAGTGTCGGGTGTTCCTGTCCTCGCACGCGGGGGCGTTCGGCACCGACCTGTACATGGCGAACTATTTGATCAACTACGACCTCGCCTGGTCGGCCGGGAAGCAGGACCAGATCAACGCCCGGCACAACCGAGCGAGCAGCCAGTTCAAGGACATCTACATCCTGAACGCCATCACCTCGGGCACCACCGAGCCGCGCAAGCTGGCGATGCTGGCGCACAAGCGGAGGGTGGGCAGCGCCATCACAGACGGGCGCGGGGCTGATGCGAAGGGTCGGATCGAGAACGACGTCCAGACCCTGACGCAGTGCCTGGAGGCGTAACTTCCAGGATCGCACGAGGGGCGTCGAGTGGTTCTAAAGCCGTAATCGCATGGCACCATCAAGGCATGCGAGAAGAACCACTCGACGTCCTGCTCCGTGAGGGGATTGAGGACGTCATACGCCCACCGGAGGAGCGGGAGGACTGGGACCTGACCCCCGTCCGCCTGGCGCTTCGTGGCGCCGTCGCTGACCTGTGGTGATTTTGTAAAGCGGATGGCGCCAATCCGTTGACAACCGCATATGCCGAACGTAGAGTCGTCCTCACGAAGAGCTAATCGAACGAAGGATCGAACAGCACGCAGGAGGACAGCATGACCACCATCGCGGAAGCGCTCGGCATCGCCTGGGGCAGCAACAGCGTCACCGACGCCCCCGAGTACCGGCTGACCTACCACGCGCAGAAGCAGGCCGCCCTGAAGGGCTGGAGCAGCGCGCAGGTACTGGAGGCCGCCAACCGCCCACAGCACACCTCCCCATCCAGCCGGTTCCCCGGCCAGTGGCGCCACGTCCGAGGCGAGATAGTCGCCGTCGTCGACCCGGCAGACCACCGCGTGATCACCGTCTACCAGGACGTGGCGGAGACCGGACTCCGCACCGACCAGACCGACGCCGACGCCCAGCGCTACGCCAGGGGCCGCCACGGTCTCGGCTGCAAGTAACGGCATCAAGAAGACGTAATCCGGTATAGACAATCCTGAAGACGTAATGTAGAGTCGGACCTGCTCAACCGACCTACTACTCCGTAGAAAGAGAGCCCCGCTCTATGGCTACCGTGCAGCGACGAGCGACCCAGCGCATCGAGCGCCCCATCTCCCTCAACCAGGCAGCGCCCTGGGAGAAGACCCGGCAGTTCCTGGCCCTGAAGTTCCAGGAGACCGAGATCGTCACCCGCAAGAACAAGTTGCGCGACGAGGTCAGCGTCCACGTGGACGCCAACGGCGAGGTCGACGAGAAGGGCAGCAAGTTCTGGAAGTTGGACCCGCCCATCGAGGTCAACGGCCAGAAGTTCACCGAGGTCAAGCGCGAGCGCCGCGTCTCCACCTCCCTGGACGCCGAGAAGGCCGAGGAACTGGCCGTCGCCAAGGGCATCCGTGACCGCCTCTTCAAGCAGGTCACCACCGAGGTCCTGGACCAGGACGAGTTGTACGTCCTCAACCAGGAGGGCGTCATCAGCGACGAGGAACTGGACGGTCTGTTCGTCGAGACCGAGTCCTTCGCCTTCAAGCCCATCCGCGCCTGACAGGAGCCCCACCACATGAGCACACTCGCCAGCACCATCGACGACCAGTTCGCCGCCCTCGGTGAGCAGTACTACCCCGGATCGACGCGCCCCCTGGTACGTCACCCCAACCGGCTTAATACCGAGGCCGCCCAGTCGGCGGCCGACCCCGGAGCATGGGACGCCAAGCCCCGCAAGTACGTCGTGGCCGGAGCCGAGACGGAGTTCTTCACCGTCGGCGACCTCGCCAAGGCGCTGGGACGGCAGCCCGTGACCATCCGGAAGTGGGAGAGGGAAGGGGTCATCCCCAAGTCCACCTACCAGTCGCCGGGCAAGGACGGGGACGTACGCGGCCGACGTCGCCTGTACACCCGCGAGCAGGTCGAGGGCATCGTCCGCATCGCCTACGAGGAAGGCGTCCTCGTCTCCCACCAGAAGCCGATCAAGGACACCCAGTTCAGCGCCCGCGTCATCGCGCTCTTCAAGGCCCTGGCGGGCGACGAGTGAGGATCGTCAAGAGCCAGAAGCACCACGTGTCCATGGGCAACTTCGAGTGGGTGGAGTTCGGCTACGAGGTCGACATCTCCACCGACGACTTCCCCAAGGCACGCACGCTCGACGACCTGGACAAGGTCGCGACCGACCAGATCGGCAAGGCCCTCGCGGCCGACATCGAGGAAGCCCGGCTGAACACGGGCGAAGCGTCCTCGTACATCCATCTCTACCAGCAGGAGAACTGAATGCCCCGCACCCTTACCCGCCGCCGCACCGCCCGCGACACCGAGGCGTACTCCCCGGCCGACGAGCCGGAAGAGGAGAAGGGCTACGAGGAGGAAGAGGACGAGCGTCCGGCCCGTGGCTCCCGCCGTGGCTCGCGCCGCCAGTCGCTTAATACCGAGGAGGCCGACACCTCCCGACGCTCGCGCCGCGCCTCCCGTGACGAGGACGACGACGAGGACGACGAGCCCGCGCCGAAGGTCGGCGGCCGTGGCTGGGGGTCGTACGAGAAGACCAAGCAGGCGTCCTCCGGCTTCCCGGACAACTTCAAGGCGGGCACCGAGTCCGTGATCGTGAAGTTCCTGGACGAGGAGCCGTTCCTGGTCTTCCTCCAGCACTGGATCGAGCGCTCCGGCAAGAAGTCCTTCACCTGCCTGGAGAGCAAGTGCCCGCTGTGCGACGACGCGGGTGACAAGCCCAGCCAGCAGGTCTCCTTCAACGTCATCGACTTCACCGACCCCGACGACCCGCAGATCAAGGTCTGGCAGGTCGGCCCGATGGTCGCGGACATCCTGAAGAACTTCTCCAAGGACAAGAAGACGGCCCCGATCAACCGGGACGACCTGTACTTCTCCGTCCGCAAGGAGACCAAGAACCGCAAGACCAACTACTACATCACGCCGATCAAGGAGCGTGACCTCCTCGACGACTGGGACATCGAGCCCCTGAGCGAGGAGGACCTGGAGGAGTTCGACGCCAAGGCGTACGACGAGGACATCCTCCAGGTGACCCGCCGCACCGAACTCAAGGGCATCGTCCGGGAGATCCTGAACGACTAGCGGCCTCCCACGGGGAGGTTCCAGCACCGCGCTGGGGCCTCCCCTCAGCTTTCCCATCCACCACCACCGGAGCCCGCTGTGAAGATCCGCAACTCCGTCATCCTCACCCCCGACCGACTTAATACCGTGGTCGAGCGCTTCATGGAGCGTCCGGCCTTCTCCTTCGACATCGAGACCTTCGGCGCCAACCGAAACGTCCCGACGCAGAACGTCGCCAACTGGCTCTCGCTGGCCGCCGACGGCATGGCCTACGCCATCCCCTTCGGCCACCCCAACGGCGACGTCCTGCTGAGCAGGGCCACCAAGAAGAAGAACCGGCTCACCGGGAAGTTCGACGCCATCCCGGCCGTCTACGACGCCCCGCCGGAGCAGATGCTCCCCAGCGAGGTGTTCTCCATCCTCAAGCCGCTGTTCTTCGCCGAAGACAAGATCAAGATCGCGCATAACGCCACGTTCGACCTGATCTCCACGGCGAAGTACTGGGGCGAGATCTGCCCGCCGGAGTACAGCGACACCATCGTCCTTCAGTGGCTCCTCGACGAGAACATGAAGCAAAAGGGCCTGAAGGAGTTGATCAAGCGCTACTACAAGGTCGACTACGACACCGAGAACGTCGGCAAGTGCGTCGAGGCCCACCCCTTCTCCAAGGTCGCGCACTACGCGTACATGGACGCGAAGTACACGTGGCTGCTGTGGAAGCGGTACCAGCGGCAGATCCAGGAGCAGAACCTGACCCACGTCAGGCGCCTGGAGGAAGACGTCCTGGGTGTGCTGCTCGACATGGGCATCACCGGGGCGCCGGTCGACGAGGCTGCGATGCGCGAGCTGGTGACGGACATGTCCGCCCGGCTGGTCGACATCGAGGCGGACATCTACCGGGCCGCAGGCAAGCAGTTCAACCTCAACGCTCCGGCGCAGAAGGCCGAGGTGCTGTACTCCCCCAAGAGCGAGGGTGGCCAGGGCCTCAAGCCGATGAAGCCCACCGACGGCGGGAAGAAGAAGCGCGACGCGGGCCAGGCGCTGGAGTGGAAGGACTACTCCACCGACTCCGACAGCCTGGAGAAGCACGAGAGCAACAAGGTCGTCAAGAAGCTCCTGGAGTACGCGGAAGTCAGCAAGCTGCTCGACTACCCCATCGCGTACCTCGGAGTGGAGGGCGACCCGAAGAAGCCTTGCCGGATCTTCGACGGCCGGATCCACGCCGACTTCGTCCAGTACGGAACGGTGACCGGCCGGTTCTCCTGCCGAGAACCCAACCTCCAGAACATCCCCCGGCCCGACACCGAACTCGGTAAGAAGATCCGTGGCCTGTTCATCGCGCCGCCCGGCTACAAGCTGGTCGTCGCGGACTACGGGCAGATCGAACTCGTCGTGCTCGCGCACTTCATCGGTCGTGGCGACCTCTACAAGGGGTTCCACAACGGAGTCGACCCGCACTCGGCGACGGCCGCCGCGCTCATGGGCGTGGACCCGCAGGAGTTCATGCGGCGGGTCAAGGAGGGCGACCGAACCTGCATCGACTTCCGTCAGGTCGCCAAGGGCATCAACTTCGCCGTCGTGTACGGCGCGGGCCCCGACAAGGTCGCCTCGATGGCAGGCATCACCGTGAAGGAAGCCAAGCGCTTCATGGAGATGCACCAGAAGATGTTCCCGGAGGTCTATGCCTTCAAGGAGCAGGTCATCCGGGTCTGCCGGTCGCGGCGCCCCCCGCACATCCGCACCCTGCTCGGCCGCAAGCGGCGCCTGCCGCTCATCCTCAGCCAGAACAACGGCCTGCGGATGGGTGCCGAGCGCCAGGCGGTGAACTCCCTCATCCAGGGGAGCGCGGCCGACCTGATCAAGTTGGCCATGATCCGGCTGAACAGCGCCCTGCCGGACGACATGCGCCTGATCCTCTCCGTGCACGACGAACTCGTGACGCTCGCGCCGGAGGACCGGGCCGAGGAATGCGCCGCGCTGGTGAAGGAAGCCATGCTCGGCGAAGGAATCCAGAAACTGCTCCGCGTCCCGCTCTCGTCGGACGTGAAAATCGTGGACCGCTGGTCGGAGGCAAAGTAAATGGGAATCTTCAGCAGGAAGAGGGACGACGAGTTCCCCGAGGAACTTAATACCGAGGAGGAAGACCTCCAGGTCGACCTCTACACTCCGCAAATGCTGACCAAGCGGCTGCTCTGGGACATTGTCCCGTGCGGTGAGGTCGAGGCGCTGATCCCGCTCATGAACCTCACTCCGGACAGCCCGGAAGTCTCCGAAATGGAGCACCAGGCCAGCCACGACCGGATAGACCAACTCACACCGCTGAGGGAAATGCTAGCGCTGCTCATCCCGCTAGTTTCTGGCATTACTGCCTCGGCTATGCTGGTTAACTCCGGCAATTCAGCGGACGCGGATACCGCAGCAGTTCTTCAGCGGCATCATTCCGTAGTCGTCCGCGCCGGAGTGGTGGCGATCATCGCCAATCTCCTCGACATGGGAATCATCAGTTACGCGGATGGAGTGCAGTTCGGTGAGCAACTTCTGGGCTAACAAGTTGGGGGCGGCCCGACCGGCCGCCCCGGCCCCCGCCCCCGCCCAGCCCCCCGCCTCGCAGCACCAGGCCGGGG